CGCCCCTGGTTGCCAAAGGAAAAATCTACATACCCGAGGACGCCAAACTTAAAGGTGAATACGCAGAATGGTCAAAACGTTTCTTGCGCCAAGTCTGTTCATTTCCAGAAGCAGGGGGGCATGATGATTATGTTGATAGTTTATCCCAAGCATTAAGAATATTAAGGGATTCAGGCTGGATTCGGTTAGATCCCCTACCCGCCCGAGATTATAACTATGCAGATGAGGACCCAAAACGACGAATTGCAAATCCTTATGCACAATAAAGGGCGGATTCCCGTACTTTATTGCATTAGTGTATATAGGGAAGTCTATCCAACAAATTTATAGAGCTTATGGCACAACCACAACTACCGATCCAAAATGGCAATACTTTGCCTAACCTCGACAGCCTTGAAGATATCCATGAAAAGGAGTCTCAAGATGACGCGATGGAGGACTACGCGGAAGAATTTGATTTAGACGACGATGAAGTTGAACAGGAGGTTATAGAACTTTCGGACGGTTCCGTGGTAATCAACTTTCAAGAAAAACAAGGCCCAAAAAAGAATCCAAGTTTCTATGAGAACTTAGCCGAAGTGTTTGATGAACAGACACTTCAATCTTTGGCTATTGAGTATTTGGATCTGATAGATGTCGACAAAGAAGCGCGCGAACAAAGAGATAAGCAGTATGAAGAAGGGCTTCGTCGCACAGGCCTTGGTAAGGACGCCCCTGGTGGTGCTACTTTCGACGGTGCTTCTAAAGTTGTTCATCCCGTCATGGCCGAAGCTTGCGTTGACTTCGCCGCTTCCTCATCCAAAGAGTTGCTCCCACCAGATGGGTTGGTTAAGTCCAACATCAAAGGAAACTCCGATCGAAAGAAAGAAGATACCGCCGATCGTAAAGTAACCTTTATGAACTGGCAGCTCACTGAGCAAATTCCAGAATACCGAGACGAGATGGAACAGCTGCTGACCCAGCTCCCACTCGGCGGTTCCCAATTCCTTAAATGGCGCTTTGACGAAGAGCAAAAGCGTCCAACCTGCGAATGGGTACCAATCGACGCAATTTTGCTGCCATATGCAGCATCAAACTTTTACACAGCCCAACGTGTAACCGAAGTACAAGACATTACAGAAGATACTTTCCTATTACGAGTTGAATCCGGTATCTACCGCGATATTGATTCAGAGTATTCTTCCGATGCACCATTAAACGATCAAACTCGCAGCCAAGAAGCTAACGATAAAATCGAAGGTAAACAAAACCCGTCTAAAAACATCGACGGTTTGCGTCGTGTTTACGAAATTACTTGCTTTATGCGGTTAGATGATGATCCTGAAACTGAAGGTCGTCGCGCCCCATATATTTTAACTATTGACGAAACTAGCTCTGAAGTTATTTCGTTATACCGTAACTGGGAATCCGGCGATGAAAAACTTGAGAAGCTTGATTGGTTCGTGGAGTTTAAATTCATTCCTTGGCGTGGTGCTTACGCCATCGGATTGCCTCATCTTATTGGTGGCCTCGCCGCTGCTCTTACTGGTTCTCTTCGTGCTTTGCTTGACGCTGCTCATATCAACAACAGCCAGACGATGCTTAAGCTCAAAGGCGGACGAATTGGAGGTCAATCTGATCGAATCGAACCGACTCAAGTAGTAGAAATTGAAGGAGCTCCCGGTGTTGATGACGTTCGTAAGATCGCAATGCCAATGCCATTTAACCCACCTTCATCAGTACTGTTTAGTTTACTTGGTTGGTTAACAGATGCGGCTAAAGGTGTAGTCACCACTTCTGAAGAAAAGATTGGCGAAGCAAACAACAACATGCCTGTTGGCACAACCCAAGCTCTTATTGAGCAAGGTGCTAAGGTATTCTCCTCAATTCACTCCCGTTTACACCGCTCACAAGCTAAATCTTTAGCAATCATCTCACGTATCAATCATTGGTACTTGGATGAAATGGATAATCAGTCCGGTGAAGAGATTGAAGTACGCGACTTTGCTTACAACAACGATGTACGTCCAGTTTCAGATCCTAACATTTTCTCTGAAACTCAGCGTCTTGCCCAGAACCAAGCCCTTTTACAAATGGCTACCTCTGCACCTCCAGGTATGTTTAACCTTCGTGCAGTGTATCAACGGATTTTGGCTCAGTTAAAGATCCCTGCAATTGGCGAAGTGTTACCTAATCCCGTTGGAGTAGTAGAATCTAACCCCGCATTAGAAAACGTCTCTATGACAATGGGGCAACCAGCTGCTGCTTTCCCCGATCAGGACCATATTGCGCACATTCAGGTTCATTTAGAATATGCAAACAATCCAGCATATGGCGGAAACCCTGTAATTGGGCCTGCTTTTGCACCACATGCCTTAGAACATATCAAACAGCATTTAACTTTACACTATTTGCAAGAAATGCGTGGCTATGTTGCTAAAGCAAGTGGTGGAAAAGACAAATTTGACCTGCATAAAGAAAAAGCTCTTGATGGTGATGCACAAAAAGCATTAGCTGTTGCTTCACGTATGGTAGATAACGACGCTAAAACCAATTTAGCACCGTACATGCAGCAAGTTCAAGCACTAGCACAGAAAGTTGCACAAGCACAACAGTCCCAACAACAAGCTTCCATGATGTCAGACCCAACAGCTGCGGTTATTATGCAAACCCAGATGGCTGAAACCAAACGCAAGTCAGAAGAAGCTCAAGCTAACATGCAACTTGATAGTAAAAAGATGGAACAAGACTACCAAGTTAAAGTTGCAGAGCTTCAACAAAAAGTTCAAGAGCTTCAAGCTAAGTATCAGACGCAAACAAGTATTGATAACCAACGTAATGCAACAGATATTGCCATGGCTAACATCAATAATGCTGCAAAAGAGCGTGTTGCTATGATTGGCGCACAAACACAGATGAGCCAACAACAAATTGCGCTTGATTCTGAGCAAAATCAATCTGCAATGGAGGCTATCAACGCATCTAATTCAGATATTAGGCAACATGGCTTAGCTGTACAGCAACAAACTTTCCAACAACAAGCTGAACAAGTTAAAAATCAAATCGCAATGCAAAATGCTCAGCAACAACACGCACAAGAGCTGCAACAAAACGATCAACAGCACCAACAAGGCTTACAACAAGCCGATCAACAGCACCAACAAGCAATGGTACAAGCAGCGCAGCAACAAGCTGCACAACCAGAGCAAGCACAACCAACAACCCCTACTGAAGGACAATAATGGCAACTAAAAAACAAGACGGTGGTGAATTAGGCTTCCGTAAAACATACAAAATGACAGGAACACCTGGTAATGCAGGCGGCCCTGGTGAAAAAACTATTGATGCAGGTAGTTCTGGCTCCAAGCGCGCTAACAATGCTGTACTTAACGGAAATAAAGTTAAGTCAAGCAAAGTTGGACCAGATAAAAACTTAAAAGAAGTTAAAACTGGTAATTTCTATTAATTAGGGCGGAATCTTTCATATTGTTGCATTAGTAAGAGTATGAAAGACTTTTTGTCCACAATTATCTCTCGTACGAGAGATGAAAAACGTAAAACTGCAGAAACTGTTGCTGCAGGATACAACGTACACGACTTTAGTGATTACCAGCGTTTAGTTGGCCGTCACGAAGCGTTCCAAGTAGTATTAGATATTATTGATGAACTTTTAACAGAAGACGACGAATCGTAAGATTCAGAAAGGATTGCCGGATGGCAATTGATTTTAATGTGAAGGACGAACCAGATACACGCTCAGAGATTGAGTGTTTTCCTGATGTAGATCCTGGTGTAGAAATTCTTGGAGACAGAGTATTGGTGCAGTTACGCCGAGAAAAGCTCACAAGTAAAGGTGGTATTTTCCTTGTGGAAGAAACCAGACAAACGTTGAAGTTTAACGAGACAGTAGCTAAAGTACGTGATGTAGGACCCTTGGCATACAAGAGTCCTGATGACCTAACACCCTGGCCTGAAGGCAATTGGTGTAACGTTGGCGATTTAGTTCGCACTATCAAGTACGGCGGAGACCGTTTTGTTGTGAATGCAAACGATGATGGCGCACCCGTGGTATTTATTACACTTCAAGCGCGCGAAGTGATCTGTAAGATCAAATCATTTGAAGCAGCACAAAAAATGAAAGCGTTTGTAGATTAACAAACTTTTGTAGAAAAGAAGATATGGCAGAAAATGAAAAAGACGTTCCTATTAAGGAACGTGAAGACGGCTCGGTATTAGCCAAAGTGGAGTTTCCTGAAGAAATTGAGGACCACGAAGAAAAAAAACCAAAGAAAAAAGACGAAGAAGAGCACGATGAAGATGCAGAAGAGCATGCCGAGGAAGACTTGGATGATGACGAAGCTGCAGAAACTACCGAAGAGCGTGAAGCAATTCGAGAAGCCCGTCGTGAAGAGCGTAGACTTAAAAAAGATTTAAAAAAGCAACGCGATCTTTCCGCAAAGAATAAAATTAACGCACTTGAGCGCCGTAACGCGGAACTTGCAGAGCGTTTAGCTAAAGTTGAGAACACAGCCTCATCTTACCAATTTGCACAGTTAGACAAGTCCATTGAAGACGAAGCTACCCGTGTTGAATACGCTAAAATGAAAATGGTACAAGCTGCTCAGTCCGGTGATGTTGTAGGTCAGATGGAATTTTTAGAGCAACTAACAGATGCTAAACAGCGTTTGAACCAAGCTCAGCATTACAAAAAACAACAAGTGGATCAAGCACAAGCACCAAAACAAAACGTGCCAAATCCAATTACTACTGAGGTTCAAGCCAACGCAACACAGTGGCTTAAAAAGAACTCTTGGTATGATCCACAAGCTAGAGATATAGATAGTAAAATTGCTAAAGTAATTGACCAAGAACTCGTTACTGATGGTTGGGATCCAAGTGATCCTGAGTATTGGGAAGAGTTAGATAATCGTTTGCAATCCCGTTTACCCCATAGATACACATCTAAGGGTGGAAAAGAAACTAAACGTTCAGCAGGCCCAACAGCCTCTAGCCGTTCAGCAAATTCCTCATCACAAAAACCTGGAACTATTACCTTGAGCAAAGCTCGAGTTGATGCAATCAGGGATGCAGGATCATGGGATGATGTAGAAAAACGAAACAAAATGATCCGAGCATATGCTCGTTATGATCGTGAAAATAAAGGTTAATTAAAATGGCAACGAACCCAAGAATCAAACGTGACTTAGAAGACCGTCTTTTAGATAGAGTCGAAGAAACGAAAGAACGGATCGCTAATGACGATCTATCCGCAGCATCCAAGAAGGAACGTGTAGCTGCGTTCCGTGATAAATGGCAGAACAGTGCATTACCGGATTTGCCAAACGGGATTATTCCCGGATTCCATTTGTGCTGGTTATCCACTACAAATAATTATGACAGTATCGACAAACGATTAGCATTAGGTTATGAACCAGTTAAAGCCTCAGATTTAGGAAAAGGCTTTGAAAACTTAGGTAAAATGAACGCGGGCAAGTTTGAAGGCTGTGTTAGCTGTAACGAAATGGTTCTCTTTAAGTTACCAGAAGAAATCTACCAAGAAGTAATGCGTATGTTGCACCTTGAGGATCCCCTTGAGCACCAACGTAATATCACTGCTGCTGTTCGGGGCTCTGCCCAAGAAGGCAAAGGTGGTCGCTCAATTCTTGAAAGAGGAATTCTGGAAATGGAAAAGGAAACCGAAAAGGCGAATAGTAATGTTCGTTTTTCATAACATTCTTCAAAAACAAAGGAAATATTAATGTCTACGACATACCAACCCTTTGGTCTGAAGCCCGCTTACCATCCAAGTGGTCTAGATCGCGCAACTGCATTCGTTGGCACAAACAGCTTCCAAGCTGCTACTGACAATTCATACAACGCGCCTTATGGTCTCACAACTGGTCAGGCTTTTTACCAATATCAACCAGTCGGAATTAATTCCTCTGGTCAATTAGTTCCTGCTGCTACTGCAGCTGGCACAAGCCGCTTCTACGGTGTATTCGACGGTGTTGAATTCACAGACTCACAAGGTCGTCGTTCTGTAGCTAAATGGGCTTCTAAGCTCGCTTTAGATGCTTCTACACAAATCGTATTCTGGATTTTTAGTGATCCAGCATTGGTTTACGAAGCACAAGTAAACGGTTCTGTATTACCTACAGCAATCGCACAAGAGTACAATTTTGACGCAACAAACAACCCAACCGTTGGCTATGCTATCGGTAACGGTGGTGCTGGCTTTAGCTTAACAGCTCTAGCTGCTACTTCAGTAGCTTTAGGCGCACAAGGTCAGGTTAAAGTTGTTGGATTAGGACGTGAAGCAGCATTCCCAGCGGGTCAAACCAATGCTTGGGGTGATACATTCACAATCGTTCAAGTTCAAGTCGCTAACAGCCAATTGGTCGCTCCGTCGATCTCGGTTTAATTAAAAACGAAAGGTAATAAGCAATGGCAACTCCAATGCGTAGTACGGACTTTCGTGCGGTAGTCGAACCGATTATCAACGAAGTCTTTGACGGTGTTTACGAACAACGTTCCGACGAGTGGAAAGGATTTGTTGAACAAGTCCAAGGTATTCCACGTAACTACCACGAAGAAGTAATGCTTTATGGTATGAACGCAGCTCCTGCAATGCCTGATGGCACTCCAGTTACCTACGATCAAGGTGGTACATTGTACATCACCCGCTTCATCTACCAAATCTATGGCTTGGCTTATGCTTTGACCAAAGTTTTGATGGAAGACGGCGATCACATCCGTATCGGCTCAACCTTCGCTAAGCATTTGGCTCAATCCATGATTGAAACCAAAGAAACTTTGTGCGCTAACTTGTTGAACTTCGCGTTTACAGCTGGTTACACTGGTGGTGATGGCGTAACTTTGATTAACACAGCCCACCCAATCGCCAATGGTGGTTCATACTCTAACCAGTTATCCACAGCTGCTTCTTTGAGCCAAACTTCTGTTGAACAGATGTTGATTCAAATCCGCTCCGCTGTAGACAACAACGGTAAGCGTATTCGCCTCAAGGCAGAGCAATTAGTAGTTCCACCAGCACTCGAGTTCCAATCAGAAGTAATTCTGAAATCGGTTCTCCGTTCTGGTACTGCTGATAACGATTTGAACCCTATCAAATCAACAGGCATGTTGCCTAAAGGTACACACGTGGTTACACGTTTGTCCTCTAGCAAAGCTTGGTGGGTTCAGACTGATGCAGAAAATGGTCTCATGCTCGTAATGCGTCGTCCAATGGAAAAATCCATGGAGGGTGACTTTGAGACTGACTCCATGCGTTACAAGGCTACTGAGCGTTACGCAACCGGTTGGCACGATGGCCGTAACATTTTCGGTACAGCTGGTCTGTAACGTTGTATTTTAGCAACAAGCTGTAATAGTAAAAAGGCCCACTCAAAAGGTGGGCCTTTTTCATGTATAATAACATTATGGCAAGAGATTTAGAAAACGCAAAAAAACTTAAAAAAGAATGGTATGAGCGTAATAAAACGCTTACTATTGAACGCGCAATTAAGTGGCAAAAAGACAATATTGAAAGAAAACGTGAAATAAACACAAAATGGCGAGAAGAAAATAGAGAACAGCACAACGCCACAAATCGTAAATGGGATGAAAGTAACAAACCCATCAAAGCAGCATTACAAGCTAAACGCAAATCAGCAATCCTTCAACACACCCCAGCTTGGGATCCACATGCACCCCTCATTATAGCAAAATATCAACTAGCCAATATGCTCTCTATAGCATCTGGCGAGCCATACCACGTAGACCACATTATCCCACTTCAAGGCCGTAAAGTATCCGGCTTGCATGTCTTTTCAAACCTCAGAGTAATCCCCGGAGCAGAAAACTGCCAAAAATCAAACAAATACCCTGTTTAGGGCGGAATGTCCTTATTTTTTGCATTAGTAGTTATAGGAAGATATATCCCATTCTGAATACCGATACTTCCCGGTACGACGACTCAGAGACAGTTTGGGGTTCCACTGAGATAAGGAATTAAAATGTCAACAACATTCACAGGCCCATTACGCATCAATAAGCGTAACAACCCAACAAACAACGGCGTAATCGCCCCTTCAAACACCGGTGCAGCTGAATGTACCGTTCAAAACGCAATCGTTGGCGGAACAGCAACTACTGTTGTAATCCCTGCTGGCTCTATTATTGCAAACGTCCGTGATTATATTACTACCGCAGCTGGTACACCTGCAGCAACAAATATTACCGTAGCAGGAACAGTTGTAGGCACATTAACTGATGCTGCAGGTGTTAATGCTATTACTTTTGCTTCTGGTGCAACAGCTGTTGGCCTATTAGCAAACGTAGGTACTAGCGATGTAACTATCAGCTACACAGCCGGTGCTTCTGCAGTTGGTACGTTTAGCGTAACTTACACACCACGTAATACTGACGGAACAATTACTCCTATTGGTTCTGGATTCACTAACTCGTAATTAATTGCCTCGGGGGCTTCGTGCCCCCGTGTTAACTTTTAAGGAAATTAATTATGTCATTAGTAACAAGTTTACAACAAGTTCCAACTTACGCCCCCTCTATTACGCAACTTGGTCGCTATGAACCATTTCCCTTGCAAGTATCCCGGGGTCAAATTGTTGGGCACCAGCCTATTTACATCACTGGGTTTACCTCGCTATTAGGTTCTACAGCTTATGGGCCAGTATGGGAAGGTACAACACCATCCGGTGGCGCATACCCATATCCATCTACAGCACTACCAATGATTATTTCTAGCTCTGCAGTTGGAGATATTGGTTTTACAGTGCAAATTAACGGTTTAGATGTTAACTACAATCCAATTTCAGAAACACTGGCTCTTACTAACTCTGCTGTTTTTGTGGGCAGTATTACAACAACGACTTTAACCGTATCTAGTGTTACAAGTGGCACTATTACCATTGGTCAGTACATCACAGGTACAGGCGTTACCGCAGGTACTTATATTACTGCAGGTTCTGGCTTGTCTTGGACAGTATCAGTAAGCCAAACAGTTGGACCAATTACTTTTATTCAAGTTGGTGGTTCTACAGTTAATAACTACTTCCGTATTAACTCAATGGTTTCTACTTCTGGAAATGCTGCGGGTAATATTACTCTTAAAGGCACAACCTCTGCTGCAATTTTCTATGCGCAGATCAATGCTGGTACAGGTAATACTCAAATGTCTTTATACTCTGTCCCTAATGGGTATACTTTCTATCAACTGTTTTATCAGGCGGATGCAAACACTTCCTTAACTAGCGGTGGGTACAACAAAGTAAGAACGTATACCGCACCTGCTACGGGGCTAGGAACTACTTTATTTCAAGCGGTATACTCACAAGCACTTAGTATTCCAACTGACTATCCAGTAGCTTATGCTGGCGGAACTGATATTCAATGGCAAGTAGTAGCTAATACAGGTAGTCCGTATGTGGCTAATATCTATGTATCCGGAGTATTAATAAAAAATAACATTCTGTAGTAATGCCGGTATATATTGATACCCGAGGTAATTCTGTTCTGTCTGTGGCGGTCTGTGACCGCTGCAACAGAAAGTTTGCCTATGTGGATCTCATGCCAGACCCAAACTTTCCGGGAATGCGTGTCTGTAAAGATGACTTAGATAACTTTGACCCTTGGCGTTTGCCTGCTCGTCAAACAGAAAATATTTCATTACGATTTCCACGACCAGACCAATATGTTGGGACTGGCCCAATTGGTGGCCAACAATTAATTACTGAACCATCTGATAATCCAAATCGTAATTCTGTATTTGTAACACAAACAAGACAAGTTGCAACTACCGCTGGAAAGCCAGGTGATTTAACAATCGCTGGCGGCCTTTCACCGTTTTCAAATTCAATTGTGCCTATCGTTGAATCTTCTTCACCAAATACTGGCAGCATAGCCGGTGGTACATTCATAACAGCATTAGGTAACAATTTCGTTGGTGTAACCAACGTCAAACTAGGTGGCATAAACACTGCCTTTACCGTTGTAAGCCCAACGGAAATTACATTAACGTCACCAGCTTACGCCATTACCGGTATTGTAGATTTAAGCGTCTATTCAACATTCGGTATTGCTACATTGCATGGTGCATTTACTTATACATAAAATATGGCCGATCAGTCGATATCCCAATTACCCGTCGCGCTAACCTTAACTGGTAATGAGCTGACTGTTGTCGTTCAAAATGGTATTACAAAGCAAGTCTCCATTGCGCAGATTGCTAATGCCGCTTCTCCAGGTAAATTAATAAGCAATATAATTTACGATCCATCAACTGGAGACTTAACAGTTTATTACAGTGATGGCACACATGTTGTTTTAGGGCCCATTTCTGGATACAGCGGCATATCAGGATTCTCTGGTTTTAGCGGCTATTCAGGTTTTAGTGGCTTTTCAGGTTTTTCAGGCTGGTCTGGTATTTCAGGCTTCTCAGGCATATCTGGGTATTCCGGATCAGGAATAAGCGGCTACAGTGGCTATAGTGGTTTCTCAGGGCAAGTAGGAATCTCTGGATACAGTGGTATCTCAGGCTATAGTGGCCAATCTGGTTACAGTGGTATGTCTGGCTTGTCTGGATTTTCTGGCATTTCTGGATTCTCTGGTTCTGGTGTTTCTGGTTATAGTGGATATAGTGGCTTTTCTGGTATCTCGGGCTACTCAGGCATCTCAGGATACAGTGGTATCTCAGGATACAGTGGTATCTCAGGATACAGTGGTATCTCAGGATATTCCGGTTCTGGTATATCGGGATACAGTGGATATTCAGGCTCTCCCGGAGCAGGTATTAATGTTAAAGGTACTGTAGCAACTCCAGCAGACTTACCCCCTATAGGTAATACAACAGGCGATGCGTATATTGTATCCTCTAATAATGATCTGTACGTTTGGAATGGTACTGTATGGGTTAATATTGGTCCAGTTCAAGGACCACAGGGTGTAAGCGGGTATTCCGGATATAGCGGCTTATCAGGCATTTCCGGATACAGCGGCTTCTCAGGTATCTCGGGATTCTCTGGCATTTCTGGTTTTAGTGGATATTCAGGTATTTCAGGATATAGTGGCTTCTCAGGCTTCTCCGGTATACCTGGTGTATCTGGAGCAAGCGGCATCTCTGGTTATAGTGGCTTCTCAGGGTATAGCGGTCAAGTAGGTATTTCAGGCTACAGTGGATACTCGGGTATTTCAGGATATAGCGGTCTCTCAGGCGTTTCTGGGTATTCTGGTACCTCGGGGTACTCGGGTTCCGGTGCAAGCGGCTACAGCGGTTTTAGCGGCATCTCAGGCTATTCTGGATCCGGTATATCAGGCTATTCTGGATATAATGGTTCGGGAGTTAGCGGTTATTCAGGATACTCAGGAATCAATGGTACAAATGGCACTAGCGGTTATTCAGGTTACTCAGGCTATAGTGGCTCTGGAATTAGTGGATACAGCGGATATAGCGGTAGTGGAATAAGCGGTTATTCAGGCTATTCTGGTTCAGGTATTTCTGGCTATAGCGGATTTTCTGGTATATCTGGATATAGCGGTTATTCGGGATTGTCTGTTACAACAAGCGCAAACAACACTTGGACAGGCACTCAAACCTTTAATGGCACTTCAAGCATATTGGCTGAAGTATTGCTTAATGCTGCTGAAACAACAACAATTTCTGCTACTGCCGCAACAGGCACTATTGCATTTTACCCATCAACACAATCTGTTCTTTATTACACAAGTAACGCTTCTGCAAATTGGACTACCAACTTTACTTTCTCCGCTGGTACGACTTTAAATACGGCAATGACTACAGGGCAATCTTTAACTGTAGCTTTCTTGGTAACTCAAGGAGCAACGGCTTACTATAACAATGTGGTGCAAGTAGACGGCACAACTTCAGGTGTTACTACAAAGTGGCAAGGAAGTGCCGCACCTACTGCTGGTAATGCTTCTAGTGTTGATGTTTATACCTATTCGATTGTAAAAACAGGCTCTGCTACTTTTACAGTATTCGCAACCCAAACTCAGTTTAAATAATATGCCACTACTTAATACTAGAGGTGTAGCTTCTGCTAAAGGCTTTGGCTTTGGTGCTAAAGCGGGTATAGTTACTGGTTCACAATCTTATACAACTGCTGGTACTTACTCTTGGGTTGCCCCCGCTGGAGTCACTTCGGTTTCTGTAGTTGCTGTAGGTGGTGGAGGTGGCACAACAACAGGAAGTTGTGCGTGTAGGACTACCTCAGGTGGTGGTGGTGGAGGATTGGGCTACAAAAATAACATTACAATAACACCTGGTTCTTCTTACACAGTAGTAGTTGGTCAAGCTAATAATTCATACTTTTGCTCTACTACTGTTGTAAAAGGTGGTGGAGGTCAAAATGGGTCTAATTGTGGTAGTGGTAGAGGTGGTGGAGCTGGAGGCACTTATGTAGGTACTGGTGGAGGTAATGGGGGTACTGGTAACATTTCTGGAGGCAGTACTACCCCAGGTGTCGGTGGTGGTGGTGCTGGTGGATACTCTGGTAATGGTGGTTGCGGTGGCTCTACTGGAACTAATTGTATTGGAGGTACTCCTGTGGCAGGTACACCAGCTATAGCTGGTTCTGGTGGTGGCGGTGGTGGTGGTGGTGGTGCGTTTATTAGTAAAATTACTTATTGTGGTTGTTGTGTCTGTGGTCAATTTTGGTTTGGTTCTGGAGGTGGCGGTGGTGGTGTAGGTATTTTTGGACAAGGTTCTAATGGAGCTGCAGGGACTGTTTCAAAATCTGGTACTAATGCTCTAGCAACTGGTGGTGGTGGTGGTTCTTCTGGCACAAATGGAGGCACTGGCGTAGCTTCTTGTAATGCTGCTGGTGGTGCTGGTGGTGCTTATGGCGGTGGTAGAGGAGCTATTTCTAGAACTCTCGCTCAAAGCCAAATACAGTCTGGTTCTGTTGGCGCTGTCCGCATCGTCTACCCTGGATTAACCCGTCAATTCCCATCTACTTGCGTAGGCTCACCTTAATTTAGAAAAACAAAATGAACTTATATATTCAAACTGAAAACGGAAATGCAATTAATCACCCAGCTTTTGAGGATAACCTTATAGCGGCATTTGGTTCTATTCCTGCACATTGGGAAACCTTTATTAGAGTTGAAAGACCTATACCTACTATTTATCAAGTGTTAGATAGTCAAGAGCCAACATATCAAAAAGCGAATGGTGTTTGGACTGATGTCTGGGCATTGCGTGATATGACTGCCGATGAAAAAGCAGCTAAACAGCAAGCAGCTAAAGACCTGTGGGCGCAAAGACCAAACCTTGCTAACTTTAGTGCATGGACTTTTAATGAAGTAACTTGTCAGTATGAACCACCAATTCCATGACCAACTGATGGCAACGCCTATCGTTGGGATGGAGCAACTAATTCTTGGGTAGAGTTTACCCCGCCAACTCAAGTAGGATAATTTATGACTATTTCCCTTCAACCAATGTTGGAACACCATAAAAGTAATATATAATAGAAGTTCTATTTAATTTTTAAGGAATCCTTGTGAGTGATGCCACAACCCAAGAGCAGTTAAACGCTTTCTATTATTTTCCATCGGGTGTCTATGTTATAGAAAAGCCTGAGTTCTTAAAAGATGCTAGGGATGCTTGTAAAAAAGCAGTAGCCAAGCAAAAGAAAGAACGCAAGTTAGATGAAATTTACCCTGTTTACATGACAGAGAATTTGTTTGACTACAAAGGCATGAGTGAATTATCTGACTATATCGGTCAAACTGCTTGGAATATTCTTAAAGAACAAGGCTACGCAATGGAAGGCTTTAGCACAAAGTTTTCCGAGTTTTGGTGTCAAGAACACCATAAGCATTCCGCAATGGATCAACACGTTCATGGTTACGGTTCGCAAATTGTTGGCTTCTATTTTGTAGATACTCCTGAAAATTGTTCCAGAGCAGTATTTCATGATCCAAGATCAGCCAAAGTGCAAATCAATTTGCCTGAAACGGATATGACCCAAGCAACCCCAGCAAGCAATATGATTAACTTTGAACCAAAACCCGGTATGCTGATGTTTGCTAATGCTTGGTTGGCGCATTCGTTTACGCGCCATGCTTCTGAAAAGCCAATTCGCTTTATTCACTTTAACCTGTACGCAGAGCAAGTTCAGCAAGCCCCAGCTTGCGCTGCCCCTGCGGAGGTTGTATGAATAAATACCGAATCCGGTTTAACAAATCAAGAGGTCTTGAAGGCAGAGGATCTAAAGATCACGTTTGGAGAGTATTTGAAGGCGATAAAGAATACCTCTTTAAACACTTTCAGCTTAATGTGCCATCTACCAGCGAAAAAGAAGCCAATTCGGAAGATTGGAATGTAGTTTGCTATGGTATTATGACTATCGACAAAGACACTTCTACAGCGACCATCAATGAAATATAGCGTTGTAATACCGACTTATAGCAATTGCGATAAATACTTAAAACCCTGTATAGATTCAATTGTTAAATACACCGAAATGACCGACATAGAGTTGGTCATTTCTGCTAATGGTTGCACTGATAATACCTATCCGTACCTAGCGTATTTGCAATCATCGCTCCCTAACATTACTGTGGTTTGGAACGCCCATCCTTTAGGGTTTGCCAAAGCGACTAACGCAGGGATTGAAGCTGCCCTATGCGATAAGATTGTGCTGTTAAACAATGACACGGTATTGTTAGAGCAACCTAAAAACCGTTGGTTAGAATGGCTTGACCAAGGCGATGTTAGCTATGTCTTAGGGCAGAATTCCCCAATTACTCAGCGGCGATTTGGCATCTTTTTTATTGCCATGATTCAAAAGAAAGTCTTTGACACCCTTGGCTTGCTAAATGAAGATTACACTACCGGTGGGTGCGAGGACATTGAGTTTTGCTTTGAGGCTGAGAAAGCTGGATTTAAGTTATCCGAATGCGATAACAAGGGGACTTACCCCATATATCACGCGGCTGAAGGCACAATGCACGACCCAGAGCTAGTTCAAGATTGGAAACAAAAGTTTTATGTTAACGAATTAAAACTAGCAAAAAAATATAATATTGAGTATTATAAATTTTTATTATCCAATAACTTTGAAAGAGCCGTATTTCTTAAAGGAGACTTAGTATTCCCAAGGGAAACCCAGCGCTATGAGTGGGCTGCTAAAAATATTTATGGTAATTCAGTATTAGAAATTGGGTGTTCTACAGGTTATGGCTGCCAGTTTTTTTCAGAAATTAATTACTTAGGAATAGACTATGACCAAGTTATCGTGGGAGTCGCTAAAGAACAAAATTGGAAATCTAGCGCTTATTTTGACTGGGCTGATATTAACTCTTATGCTTTTAATCAATATGATACGATTATTGCTTTTGAGGTAATAGAGCATCTAGATAACGGATTAGAAATTGTTGAAAAGCTCAAGCAGCATTGCAAGCGATTATTAATTACTGTGCCACACAATGAGCCTAAAGGCTTTTGGGGCGAACATCATAAATTGCATGGTTTAAATGAAAGCAACTTCCCTGGTTTTGAGTTTGAGTACATTAATCATGCTGGAGACGTATCCAGTCTATTACAGGTAGTAGATAGTAGTAATCTTAGTAATCTTATGATTTGCCGGTGGGACAATGAGTAAAGTATTGTGCAGTGTAGCAACACGTGGTCGGTACCATACAACGCTTCCACTGGTGTTGAATGCCATCATAAACCAGTCTAAACCGGTTGATAAGCTGGTTGTCTTTGATGACAACGACGAACCGCAAGACATGCGGAAAGAAATGATTTACCAGTATTTTTTCCAGATGTTAGATGCAAAAGGTATTGCTTGGGAGTGGCTATACGCGGATAAAAAAGGTCAGCATTACATTCATCAAAATGCAAATGAAATGGGATATGATTGGGTTTGGCGTTGTGATGATGATGCTATACCAGAGCCTAATGTGCTTGAAAGACTGGTGGGATACGCCATTGAACTAACTAATGTTCAGATAAAAGTAGGCGCAATTGGCGGTGCTATTCTTACTCCTCCAAACTTACCTGACACTTCTATATCAACAGGTGATATAGATAGAATTGATTTAGAGCCAAATATTCAATGGAATTACATTGAAAGAGCTAAAGAAGTAATGCACTTGCATTGCTCTTTTTTGTATAGGGCGGGCGTACACGATTACAACTTAGGGCTATCCAGAGTAGCTCACCGAGAAGAAACTTTATTTACCTATGGTATGTATCAAAAAGGATACAAACTATTTGCTGTACCAAACGCAGTAACTTGGCACATGAAAAACCCAGAAGGCGGGATTCGTAGTGAGACAAAGAAAGAAATGTATGACCATGATGAATTTATATTTAGAAATGTTCTTGAATATCGTAATAAAACCATTGTGGTTCTTAATAGCGGTCTTGGTGACCATATTGTATTCAATAGGGTTCTTCCTTCAATACCTAATGCTGAAGTGTTTACTTGTTATCCTGAAATCATTCCCGGACGTTCGATAGAAGAGGCCCGGTATCTATTTGGAAGTTTAGAAGACCATAATATATATAAAAAAATGGACCAATGGAAATGGAAAGATAGTTTAGAAAATGCGTATAGAAAGCTGTATCTATGATAGTTATTTCCCCATATGCTCAAAAACTAAGAAACGGTAAGTTAAACCCAAAAAATTATCCGTATTGGAAAGAGCTAATTGAATTAATTGATGAGCCAATTATACAAGTTGGTATAGAGGGCGAAGAGGAATTGGTTCCGGACTTTAAAAAAAACTTACCAATTAAAGAATTGCGCGCTTTAATTAAAGACTGCAGAATTTGGATTTCTTGTGATAGCTTTTTACAACACTTAGGTTGGGATGAAGGCAAAAAAGGAATTGTGTTATGGGGGCCTTCCGATCCGTTAATTTTTGGGCACCCAGAAAATATTAACTTACTAAAAGATAGATCGTATTTAGTACAAAATCAATTTATATGGTGGGAAGCTACTGAACACCAAAATGAAAGATTCGTAAATCCACAAGAAATATTAGCACATTTAAAGGAATAAAAAATGGCACAATCTGGCTACACAGCCTTACAAACATATTACACTACTGTATCAGGAAACCAGCCGGCGGCAGGGAACTTGGCTGGTGGAGAGCTCGCTATAAATACAGCAGATGGCACACTGTTTTATAAAAACACATCCGGAGTAGTTAAGCTACTAGCTGGGGGATCGGGTTCTTCTGGCGGATCCGGTTTTTCTGGGTACAGTGGTTTTAGTGGTGCTACCGGAAGTGGTGGATCAGGATCATCTGGATTAAGCGGCTATAGTGGCTATTCAGGATTAGGCATATCTGGATACTCAGGACTTAGTGGATATTCTGGTGCGGGTAGTGGTTCTATATTAACCACGGCTAACGCCTTTACAAATACAAATACATTTGCCACAACAGTATCTGTTGGTTCAACCAGTACACCAGGTACCTTATATGTTAAAGGTGGTAATGGAAATACCTTACTAATTGACAACGGAGGGCAGCAATTTACAACATTTGCGATTTATAATAACGGTATCGAAAAAGCTCAAGCATACTGGGATCAAACTAATTTGTTATTTGCTTTGGGAACAGATGTAAGCTACCCAATGGTTTTAAGAACAGCAGCAACAGAGCGCATGCGCATAGCTGCATCTGGGGGCGTATCTGTTGGAACACTATCAGATCCCGGGGCTAATAACTTATTAGTTAATGGAACAGTTCAAGGTAGCACTTTTTATGGCTCCGGTTCTGGATTAACTGGTACCGCTTCTAGCTTGTCTGTAGGATTTGCTTCAAGTTCTTCTTACGCAACATCTTCGGGCTCTACTTCTTATGCAACATCTGCTGGATCTGCTACCTCAGCTTCTACTGCTGGAGGATTAACCGGAACGCCTAATATTACTGTTGGTACGGTAACAACCGGCACAATAAATTCATCTGGCACTACACTTAACCTTCAAATTGGTGGCAGCCCATTTATTGCTATGAATAATAGCTTTAATACTTTCTTTCCAAATAACGACAATACGGTTTCCTTGGGTGGTGCAAGTAACAGATGGACTACCGTATATGCCACAACAGGAACAATTAATACTTCTGATGGAAATGAAAAGCAACAGATTCAGAATTTAACCGTTGCTGAAATTGCTGTGGGTAAGGCATTAAAACCCATACTAAAAAGTTTTAAATACAATGATGCAGTTCAAAAAAAGGGCGCTGATGCCCGTATTCACTTTGGTATTATTGCTCAAGATGTCCAAGCAGCTTTTGTAGCTCAAGGACTAGATCCTAATAGCTACGGCGTGTTTTGTTCTGATGTACTAACCGACGGAACTGTTCGTTTAGGTGTACGATACGACGAATTATTTGCACTTATTTTAGCAGCAATTTAATAAATTTTTTAACACAACTAAGGAATTACCATGGCATTAATTGACGCAATAGTATCATCAATCCAAGCAGAATTAGAGGCCCTAAAAGAAGCAACTCCGGCTGCTTCTGTAGCTCCAGCGGTTGTTACCCCTGTAATATTAGAACCAACTCCAGCTGCTTCTATAGCGCCATCGGTTGTTATCCCCGTAATATTAGAACCGCAAGTATATAAAGCCCCATCAACAGATATTAACGCGATTACACAACTTGCTTTAGATCAAGCTGCTGCTCGTTCAGTACTAGAGGCGGTAAAATAAAATGGACTTACAGACACTTATAAACACAGTTTTACCACTTATCTGTGTCGCCATCGGTTGGTTTTGTAAAGAGCTTTGGACTGCGGTCCAAGTTCTTAAAGATGAGGTGCATGACCTTCGGGCACACTTAGCTGAAAACTATATGCACAAAGACGACTTTTCAGCTCGCTGGGACGAAGTTCTTAAAGCAGTTCACCGCATTGAAGACAAATTAGATTCGTTAAGAAAATGATGAAAAAGATCCTTAATGATCTTTTAACCGGCGCAGATAACAAGACCCACGACATTGCTCGTTGGTCTTGGATGCTGTCGTTTGTAGCTGTTATTATTGGAGCAGGGTACGAAATGTTTCATAATGATATTCCGTCATTAAAAGACTTTGCCGAAGCCATTGGGATTATTGCTGGGGCTCACGGTGCAGCAGTTATGCTCAAAAAAGATACAGAGCCAAAGGAGATTAAAGATGTGGAAAACGATATTAAGTAGTGTTACAAGTTTTACTAGCGGAATCTATATTTATATTATTGTAGCTGCAGCTTCCGGAATTGCTTGTGGCTATGGAGCATACAGCTGGACTTCGGACTATTATGTTGCTAAAATAGAGAAAGCTAACATTCAAGCACTAAAGGAAAAAGATGACATTCAAGCAAAAGGCGACTTCTTGGTTGCAAATTACATACAGCAAATTGATAAACTATCAGCTAACGGAGCCACTTTACAAAGGCAAGTTAATATGGCTGTTGCTAATGGTCAGTGTAATATTAGTAGTGGTTTTGTCCGGTTGTACAACGCCAGTGCAAGTAATCAGGCCTCAAGCCCCAGCAGCACTGATGGCGCCCCCAGCAACCTTGACATTACTACCCTCCTCTCCATCAGCATCGAAAACAACGAAAAATACAACAGACTAGCAGACCAGTTAACACAACTTCAAGCGTTCGAAAATATTAAGTAATAGGAGTTAACATGGGCAAAAGGCTATTTTTAGTAGCATGGTTATGCACGTTAATTTTAGTAGTACAAAACATACCCCTAATTCAAACAGTAGAAAACAAAACCATGGCAATTACAAAATCAACATTTAATTTTATAACTGGATTTGAAGGAAAACGCCATACCGCATATAAAGATTCTAAAGGTCTTTGGACAACTGGAGTAGGCCACTTAATAAAAGCCGACGAACAATATCTTTTACACAAGGTTTTAACAGACCAACAAGTAGAAGACCTATTTAAAGACGATTTAAGGTGGTGTGACGATGCCGTAGCAAGTTCTGTTAGGGTATCCCTCAACCAGAACCAATCAGACGCCCTGTACTCGCTATGCTTTAATATTGGGGAAGAACATTTTAAAAACTCTGAAGTTGTGCGTCATCTTAATGATAATGACCTTATAAAAGCAGCAAATGCCTTTATGAATTGGGTTACCCCTACTGTATTGACTCCAAGACGGGAAAAAGAAAAAAAGCTGTTTTTAACACCAGTTTAGGGCGTAAATCGTCCGTTTTTTGCATTAGTAGATATAAGGGCCGATCACCCGTTTAACTAAACCTCGAGGAAATACCATGGACGGATTTAAAAAGATTGTAAAGATGAAAATTGGCGGCGCTGTTAAGCCAGCTGCATATGTAACTCGCAAAGAGCTCAAACAAGAAGAATCTAAAGACATATCTGCTGATAAGCAGATGGTCAAAAAAGGTGTTAGCCAGCATGAGAGTTTTCTGCACAAAGGCGAACCAGCAACAGAACTTACCCTTAAAAAAGGCGGCCGAGCTAAAAAAGCTGTTGGTACAGTAAGTAAGTATAAATGTGGTGGCGGCATTAAAAAGATGGCTGTTGGCGGATCTGCGCTACAAGACCTAATGCAAGCTAAAGAAATCGCTCGTTTAGCTAATGCTAAAAAATATTTAGGTAAAGGCCAACAAGGTCAATTTGCTGGTCAAGAAATGCAACAAACTCCAGCACAAACTGGTTTGCCTGTTGCCCCAGCAATGGCTCCTAATACTCCACCTGCACCAATGCCAGCTCCAGTACCAGGTAGCGCACCCCCAATGAAAAAAGGCGGTAAAGCTAAAAAAGACAAGTGCTAACATGCCGATAAAATCGAAAGCCCAACAAGGCGCTATGTATGCAGCTGCAGAAGGCAAAAGTACTCTTGGAATACCGAAAAAAGTAGCTAAAGAATTTATAGCTTCTGGTAAAAAACAATCCAAACTACCCAATAAAGTAACCAAGCGAGCCGCTGGCCGCGGAAGGTAATATGGCCTATAGTAATACAACTGGACAGACAACAATCAATGTTGACCAGTTAATCTCATACGCGTTTCGTGATGCTGGTAAAACTGCAGAAGAAATAACACCTGAGCTTATTGGAGCAGCCAAACAGGCTTTGTTTTATAACTTACAGAACCTATCCAACCGTGGTGTTAATCTTTGGTTGTTAGAAAATAAACTATTTGGTGCACAAACAGACCAACAAATTTTAACTCTACCAAAGACAGTTATTGATGTACGTGAAGCAAACTGGGTATATGTTCAAAATTTTCAACCTACTGCTGCGCTGCCTTTAGACAATCCAAATGCTTCAGTATTATTTAGCCAACAATTATCTCCAGGTGTTTTTGCAACTTCCACCCTAGTTGAAAACTGGTTTGGAGGCGCGTTTAATCCGGAACAACGTGTGTTCTATGTTGGCTTCAATGCTTATTGCCCAAATACAACCGATACATATAATCTAGTATACGAAACCAGTTACGATGGTATCACTTGGGTAAATACCCAAACGCTACCTGAAACAACTTTGGGGGACCGTGAGTGGGCTTACTTTAACATAAACATTACCCAACCATATCCGTACTATCGCTTACGTAATACCGATACACTGAATACGTTTTCATTACGTCAAATTGTATTTTCAACAAGCCAACAAGTTATTCCACTAGCACGTCTTAATCGTGATGATTACTGGAATTTACCAAACAAACAGTTCCCTTCAGTTCGTTCATTGCAGTATTGGTTTGACCGTACTATTGAGCCTTCAATGTACCTGTGGCCTGTTCCCAACAATGATTTTCAAATGTTTCAATTGCTTGTTGAAGTTCAAATGCAAGATGTTGGATCGTTAACAAATCAAATTTATGTTCCCGATCGTTGGTTAAACTGTGTTCAAAAACAATTATCACATTCTTTATCAATGCAGATTCCAGGTGTTGATATGACTAGAGTACAATATCTTGAAGTACAAGCTGAAAAAGCATTCCTTCAAGCTAGTGAAGAAGACCGTGATAAATCTCCAATCTATCTGCAACCCAATATTTCTTACTATACGAGATGAGTACTTCTTTGTATTGGATTCGTCATAAAGACCATACTGACATGTTTAGTCAGGGGTATGTTGGTGTCTCTAAAAATACACAAGTTCGCTGGTTTAGGCATAGCAGATATTCAGATAATCAACACCTTAAAGCAGCTATTAAAAAATATGGCTGGGACAATTTAATTAAAGAAGTTGTTTTAATTGGTCAAGAAACATACTGTTACAATTTAGAAGCAAAGATTAGGCCAACTAAGCAAATTGGCTGGAATATTGCTGAAGGCGGCGCAAAACCTCCGGCATCCCAGTATCGTGGAGACAATTACGTAAGCCCTTTAAAAGGCATGTCCCGACCAACTCCTTGGGCTGTAGGAAGAATTAAAACAGCCGAAGAACGTAAAAAATTATCCGATGTTAAAAAAGTTAAAGTCAAATATGAAAGTATTATTTACAACAGCTTTGAAGATTTAGCCAGCCACCTTGGAATTAAATATTCTACATTAACTAATAGGGTTTACAGAAATGCAGCTAAGTATGGATATAAGGTTTTAAAATGAGCGTAATAATGACCTACGATTCGCTGGTGTTAAACATCCAGCAATACATGGAACGTAATGATGCAGATTTTATTGCTCAAATTCCTAACTTAATAGCTTTAGCAGAATCATCTATTGCAGCTGAATTAAAAACGTTCATGCAACTTATTGTTGTAGAAACCTCATTAGCTGATGAGCAAACAGTTCTCAATAAGCCTGCTAGATGGCGCAAAACAGTTTCTATGAAGGTTAATGGACAGCCTATTTTGTTACGTAGTCAAGACTATGTAGCTCAGTATATTTCAGAATCTGATGAAGGCGTTCCTAAATACTACGCGGACTATGACTACAATAACTGGAACTTTGCTCCTATTCCAGATCAAAGTTATCCTGTAGAAATTATTTATTACGCTGAAATTCAGCCTTTAGATACTGCAAATCAACAAAACTTATGGACAACTATCGCCCCACAAGCTATGTTGTACGGAGCATTACTACAAGCACAAGGGTATTTAAAAGCTTTAGACAAACTACCAGTTTGGAAAGGCTATTATACAGATGCACTTGCAGCAATTAAAAAAGAAGACAATTCACGTCGAGTGGATCGAAATACAACGGTTCAGGAACCTTAATAGATGACTACTCCAGTTTACACATCCCCTTTTACAGGCACTGTTGTTACCCCAACAGATGTATCTTATCTTGCACTTCCTTTCAGCGCTAATGTATCACTTTTTTGGCCCAGTACAGTTAATGGTAGCCAAACACCCGCTGCTCGCATTATTGATTGTACTCCTTCCACATCTGGCCTTACTATTAGTTTGCCTGAAGGAGATCAAGGAACACTAGGCGCTGATATTCTTTTTAGGAATTTAGGAACTAACTCTTTTGTTATTACAGACTTTCTTAACGGAAATAGTGTAACAATTAACCCAGGGGTTTCTAAATACTTTTATTTAACCAATAACACAACTACAGCCGGTATTTGGAGTAATGTAACATTTGGAACGGGAACTTCCTCCGCAGATGCAGCTTCATTAGCTGGTGCAGGACTAACAACAGTAAGCGGGCAATTAGCAGTAACTCAAAACATTGTAAACATTTCCGCTGCCCCAACTATCAATAACGTAAGTAGGGCTTCAACTTATAATTGGTTGGGGGGAGTGGGTAACATTGTATTGCCTTCCGTTGCGTCTTTAACTACAGGTTGGTTTATAGCATTTAGAAATAATGGCTCTGGTACCTTGACGTTTACACCAACATCACCACAGCTAATTAACGGCAGCACATCAATTGCTACTAATCCTGGTGATTCAGGATACATTTTTTATAATACAAGTTCCGGTGGATATATTACTGTTGGGTGGACAACCCCAAACAATTTAGTATTCACAGCTGCAACATATGATGTAGACGCAATTTCGGCCAATACATTAAACCTGGTTTCAAATGCTCCAATTATTCAAACATATATTGCGCAATCTGGTACTCGTACTCAGACTTTAGCAGTAACGTTTCCGGCAATTACTCAGTTGTATATTTTGGTTAATAATACTAACCAATCTGGGTACAATATTACATTTCAAAACCAAGGTAGCAGCCAAGCGCCAATATCGCTAACAACTGGCAACATTTATACATTATTAAGTGATGGTGAGTTTTTATATATTTTAAACTCTTCATCCTCATCTTTGTTTAAGGCAGTTAACGGAAATGCTGGGGCGCCCTCTTACTCGTTTTTAAATGATAATACTACAGGTGTATACCTACAAGGTACTGGCGTTTTGGGGTTATCGGCAAACGCTGTAGAAATAATTAACGTAGATAATACAAACTTATCTGCCCCTTTAGTCACTATAAATGCAAGGCTTACTGCAAGCTCAATTAGCGGTGGACAGTTTTAAATGGCAGCTGATAATCAGCAACAACAGAATAGCCCACAACAAGGCCCTTCTCAGTACACATCAATTTACAGCTTAGCTATTCCAGCTGGGATTAAGCGCGATGGTACTCAGTTTCAAAATGACCAGTATACAGATGGCGTGTGGTGTAGGTTCCAGCGTGGCGATCCTAAAAAAATGGGTGGCTATCGCACACTTTTTACTAGTAACGTTGGTATATATCGTGGCATGGTTGTGCAACCATACAATGGAGTCAACTACATTTTTGCTGGTAACTATCAAGAGCTTGATGTGTTTACTTGTGGGATTAACTTTGGTACCGGTAGCGGGCCTTTTACTGCAAATACGCTTCCAGGAACTGTTCCGTTTACATTAGTATCTCACACCACATCTAGTTTTGTAATTGCTGGTAATGTTACTTCACAGTTTCCAACCGGAACTAATGTAATCTTTAACCAGATTACCCCGGTAAACTATGTTACAACAACATCTTCTTATACAGCCCCCAATACAACTGTAAACTTTACAGGAACGTTGTCAGGAAGCCCAACAACAGTTTGGCTTAATAATGTTCTTACCTTTATTGAAGACCCTCAAGATGGTCCGTACCGTGTTACTTGGCAATTTGATGCTCAATTTAGCCCACAGGGTGGTCAGCTATCTATTTTTGCGCATCCAGGATATAACTTAATTGATATTGATAACGGGGTTCCATCACAAGTTTTAGTTGGAAATATCGCTCCTACTTCAGCAAACACTTGGAACTTTACTGGCCTTTCCGATAGCGGCGGGCAAAATCCAACATACCAACCAATTAGTGTTGATGGTGGGGTTACAGTACTATATCCGTTTATTTTTGTTTATGGCTCACATGGCTATATTGCTAATAATAACGTTAGTAGCACTTACGCAAGTCAAAACTTCTATGATTGGAATGGGCCTTTAGCAAACCAAACTAACGTGTCGTCTTCTAAGATAGTTAAAGGTATGCCAATGCGAGGGGGTACTAACTCTCCCGCAGGTTTATTTTGGGCTACCGATTCCCTTATTCGCGTTTCTTTTAACTCTTCAGCTTCTAGTACAACACCTACTAGCCAATACTGGACCTATGATATTATTTCCAGTCAAATTTCAATCATGTCTTCCAATGCAATTGTGGAGATGGATGGCGTCTATTGGTGGATGGGTGTTGACCGATTCTATGCTTATAACGGTAGTGTAGTAGTAGTTCCTAATGATAAAAACGTAAATTATCTTTTTGATAACATTAACTATACACAACGTCAAAAAGTGTGGGCTACTAAAGTTCCACGATACAACGAGATCTGGTTCTTTTATCCTAGAGGTACAGCAACAGAGTGTACAGATGCTATTATTTATAATACTAAAGATAAGATTTGGTATGATGCTGGACAAGCAACTGGAGCTCAGCGCTCTTGTGGATATACAACAGAGATTTTTCCAACACCTATTTGGGCAAGTTGGAATTATAATCCCTCCTTTAGTGCCCCGCTTACAGTAATACAGCACCCAGCTAGTCTAGCAGCACCTGGCTTAGATCAAATGTATATATCTGGTGATGTTACACCTCAGCTGGCTCCAGGAACAATCTTCACGTTTACCACAACTGGAGATTTTAATACAACCTATCAAGTATCTGCTGCAACACTTATTTACAACACTACAATAGGCACTCCAGGTGTTACTTTAATTACCTTCACTGAAGAATCTCCTTTTACTCCAGCGGTTGGTTCTTCTGTATTTATTCAAAGTGGCGGGTTTACTATTTGGCAGCATGAGTTTGGTCAAAACCAAGTTAATTTAAACACTGAAAGCGCAGTCTATTCAAGCATTACTACTAGCGATATCAGTTGGCTAACAGGCAATCCAAGTCAAGATAGTTTAGTTGGTGTCAATCGACGGATGCACTTACGCCGTATTGAGCCTAACTTTTTGCAAACAGGCACCATGTCTATGTCGATTTTAGGGCGTAAGTTTGCAAATAGTACTATTGAAGAGGATTCTGGACCTTTCTATTTCGAACCAGGTACAGACAAAATTGACCTTCGTGTAGAACATCGTTTAGTTCGCATTAAGTTTGAATCTAATACCATTGATGGTAATTTTGAAATGGGACGTTTAATGATTACTGCTGAATTTGGGGACGAAAGACCTTGACAACTTATGTCAATAAACACAATCAGCAGTTTTTTCCTTTTGTTCCAGAGCTATCAAGCTGGGAAGACTGGAACGGTAATTTCATTATTTATTATGGTCAACTAAACATCCCACATACTTCTGAAGAAAATTGGAAAGATGCAGCATCTTTAATTGCCAGTACTTTTACGTTTTCTGCTTTTCCAATTCCTGACCCGGATACTTTTGAAAACTGGCAAGATTGGGCCAATGAAGTGTCGTTAAGTATTAACGGTAAATCCCACTAAACTAGGGCGTTTTTGCCTTATTTTTTGCATTAGTGTATATAGAATAAACTAAACGGTAAAACATGGCCTCATCGGATCCAGCACAATACGCTTCGCAGATCTCTCAGCTTTATCAGCAGAATTTAAATCGTGCTCCTGATGCTGGTGGATTAGCCTATTGGGAGCAGCAAATGGCTGCTGGTGCTCCGTTAAGTTCAATTAATGCGGCCATTCAAAGTACACCAGAATACCAAGCAGCTCAAACTCCTACCAACGTAGGTAGCTATAGTGAAGCCAACCCTCCTCCAGGATGGACACAAGTTAGTAGTGCCAATCCTAACCCAAATGAATCTGGGCCCATATTAACTTGGACTCCAACAAACGCCCCTACAGATCCATCGGCAATGAATTACAAGTTTGTTCCCGGACAGGGGTCAGATAGTGGAGCAACGTCAGCTAGTCAATTTATACCAACCGCCACTAACGCGGCTATTAATAATCCAGATATAGCAGGATTAGGTTTGACTCCTGAAGCAGCTCAGACCTTGTATAATTATAAGTCCACTAACCCGGGACTATACTATAATAATTTGCTACAAAACTATGCCGGTAGTATGGCAATGGATAAGACTTATAGCGGTGGAAAAAATATTCCGGCGTTGCAGCAAAAAATTCAAGACATATCAGGTGCAGCACAACAAGCAGGAATAGCTCCTGCACAAATTAATAGCATAGTAAATCAGCAATACCAAAGCTCGTATAACACAATAGCAGCCAACAACGCTGCTGGTGCTGGTAATGTTAATTTTGGAACTGTGTTACCTGTCATGGCAATGATGGCAGCAGCCCCATTTACCGCAGGGGCTTCTTTAGCTATTGGTGAGGCTGTATTAGGTGCTGGAGCTGCAGGAGCTGCAACTTTAGGTGCTGCAGTATTAGGTGCGGGTACTTCTGCATTAGTTGCTGCAACCACTGGTGGGGATGTTAAAACTGCAGCATTAAAGGGTGCAATAGGCGGAGGCGTGTCTGCGGGACTACCTAGCGCAGTAACATCCTTATTTGGTGATGCTAATATTCAAGATGTAGCAAGCGCACTTAATCTAACAAAAAGCCAAGTAGTTGGATTATTAACTAGCGCAACTGCTACTGCTTTAGGTTCAGTAGCTACAGGCGGGGATCCAGCAAAATTACTTAGTGCTATTACAAACAATTTAGCTGCCACAGCAATTGGGGATTACGCTGGGAACTTAACAGCTGGTATTGCTCCGGAAACGTTAAGCGGTGTCACAAACGCAATTGGGGCCGTAGCCAAAGTTGGCGCTAGTGCAATACTCAATAATCAAAACCTTGCTACAGCATTAACCAATAACCTTGGTCAGATTATCGGGGCTTCTACACAGTCTTCAAAATATGCGGATACATTTGGGTCTGGATTACCATCAACAACTACCATAGATATAAATGCTAAAAGCCCTATTGATGCTACGGGAACAACTTCTGGCCCCCCAGTTAATACTTCAGCTGGATCCCCCGTTGATTTAGCAAATACCGTTCAAGTTAAAAATCCAGATGGATCAACTGGATATTTTAATCCTGCTACAAACACAGTATACAATTCAGACGGATCTATAAACACTGCGGCAACAGGGACAACGGGGGCCACCTTTACAGGCCAATCAGGCCAGGTAGCTGGTCCGGGTGTTGGTGTGATGGGCTTACCAAATACTAGCACTAATATAACCGCTGGCGGGACCCCAATTCCAGATGTGTTCCCTGTACAGCCAACGGGGGATCCTGTTAGTGGCGGTCCTACTCAAGGAACTCCAAACGCTTCTGCATTGACTTCGGATCAAATAGCTGCAATGGATTCGTTAGATACCCAATTGCAAAACGGTACTATTACACAAGCTCAACATGATACACAAATAGCTGCAATTGAAAATCCAACGGACCAAACAGCTTCAGGAATATTGGATGATATTACTGGAGCCCAAACTGGTTCTGGTGGTACCAGAACAAGTGGTGCGGGCACTGGTGCAGGAACAGCAGGTACTGGAACCGGAACAACAGGTACTACAACAACGCCAATAGCCACAACCCCTGTTAGCGGAACAGGTACTACACCAACAACAGGAACTGCTGCAACAGGAACCACTGTAGCTGGAGCAACTGCAGGAACCGGCACAGGGATAGTAACAAACACTGGAGCTACTGCAGGTACCGGTACGGGTACAGGGACAACAGCAACAGGTACCGGTACAGGTACGGCAATTGGTGCCGGCGCTGCTGCAGCTTTAGCAGCTATTGCTGCCGGTACAGGTACAGGAACAGGAACAGCAGGTACAGGTACAGGTACAGGTACAGGTACAGGTACAGGTACAGGTACAGGTACAGGTACAGGTACAGGTACAGGTACAGGTACAGGTACAGGTACATCAACGACAATGGGAACAAATGCTATGCCAGCTGCACCAAAAGCAACGCTGTTAAAAGGAACTCAAATTTCCTCATTATTTGGTAATACTCCTGATCCTACTGTTAGCTATGCCCCAGCAGCAATTAACCCCCTATCTTTGCAAGAGATTCAACAAGCCAAAAATGGTGGTATAATTCATAAAGCAGATGGTGGAAGTTTACCAATGTCCCCACAGTTAATACGCGGACATCAAACTACTCATGCGGATTTATTTGGGGAAAAAGGTTCTCCTTTAACTAACATGCCACACATGCAAGCTGGTGGGCCAACCAATATGGAAGAAAGAACACTTCCTCAAAGTCATAACCCACAATTCTTTAGTGAAGGTGGCTTGCATTCGTTACAGCACTCTT